TGAACTATATGATAAGGTAGATGCTGATGTAGACATTGACAAAGTGGAGGAATAGTGTTATGGTTAATGCATGGAGCCTTCTATATGATGAGTATTATGGTACTATGAACAAAACTTATCCTGTTAAAAAAATGAGTGACAGCAATAGAGTAACACCTCAAGAGAGTGATGAATATGATCCTATTGTAGGATTAGGTAATACAGCATCAATGGGTGATTTTGTTAATTTTGATCTTACTGATTCAATTAATAATGTTACTATTGATACTAGTAATTTAGATTTTAATATTAATGTAGATGATTCTGTTGTTTATGCAGGAGATGCTATAGGAGATTCAGTTTATGCTGATACTTGGCCACATGCTGAAACAGTTAAATTAAATATTCCAGATGAATTTAAAGTAACACCTGGAATAGAATCAAACAATCCTAGAAAATACAAAGAAGATGAATCTATCAAAGCTCTTCAGGATTATATTTCTACAACATATAATGGACACTATACTTCTAAAGAAAATAATGTTCAGACACTGGATCTTATTGAGTCAGTAGGAGATGCAGAATCATTCTGTAGATCAAATGCTATCAAGTACCTTAGTAGGTATGACAAGAAGGGACAAGCAAAACGTGATATACTAAAAGCACTACACTATACACTCCTACTTTATCACTTCAGTGGGCAATTAAATGAAACTCCGACCCGTGGTTATGAAACTTTCTGATAATACACTATCACTTCTCAAAAACTTTTCTACAATTAATCAGTCTATTCTGTTTAAGCAGGGAAGTAAACTTCGCACTATAAGTGTGATGAAGAATATCCTTGCAGAAGCAACAGTAGAGGAGGAGTTGCCTAAAGATTTTGGTATCTATGATCTAAACCAATTCCTTAATGGATTGGGATTACATCAAAGTCCAGAATTGGACTTTGAGAATGATGGTCATGTGGTCATTAAGGAAGGTAAGATGAGATCTAAGTATTTCTTTGCTGATCCTCAAGTAATTATTACTCCACCAGATAAGGATATCACTCTTCCTACTGAGGATGTTAGTTTTGAGTTGAGCACTCAACAGTTAGATAAGTTGCTTAAAGCAGCAGGTATCTATCAACTTCCTGACTTAGCAGTTATTGGTGAAGCAGGTGTGGTTAAGTTATTGGTAAGGGATAAGAAAAATGATACTTCAAATGATTTCTCTGTTATAGTTGGAGAAACAGATAAGACATTCTCTTTTAATTTTAAGATTGAGAATATTAAGATTTTACCAGGCACTTATGAAGTGGTTGTGTCACAAAAATTACTGTCTAAGTTCACCAACAAAGACTGTGATTTGCGTTATTATATAGCTCTAGAACCTGATTCTACCTTTGGATAATGAGACTGACACAAGAAGTCATTGACAAGATTGCAGTATTAATGCAACACACCAAAATGAATGGTGAAGTTAATTGGAAAGATGGTGATGAGATTGATGTATGTTTGGGAGGAACCTTTGCAGGAGACAAATTTATTAGTATAATAAACAGGACACGTAGCAACACTACTAAACAATGAACATTTTTGTGACTGACCCAGACCCTGTTGTATCAGCACAAGTATTACCTGATAAACATGTGGTCAAGATGCCATTAGAAACATGTCAGATGCTTTCTATTGTAGCATCTGAAAAGTGGGGTAGTGGATATGGTACATTACCTAAGAAAGATGGCACACCATATGCAACTGACAAGGGTGCTTTTCGTAATCATCCTTGTACTGTATGGGCAAAAGAGACAGTAGCAAATGCAAGGTGGTTAATTAAACATGGTTTAGCATTGTGTGAAGAGTATTCTAATCGATATGCAAAAATACATTCTTGTTTACATACTCTTGCATATGCAGATAAACTCTTTCCACTTGATGCAATTCATATATCACAGTTAACACCATTTACTAGGGCAATGCCAGATGAGTTTAAACATAACACAAGCATTGACACTTTTACTGCTTACAAAAATTACATTAGGAGCAAACCTTGGGTTGCATCTAATTATTTACGTGACCCATCCAGAAAACCAGATTGGATCTAAATTATGATTGATGATGATGTAAAGATTACTATCAACTTGAACAAGTTGGTAGAAACAAGAGCAAGACTCCAAAGTCAATATGGAGATTACTCTGAGAAGATATGTAAGGGTGAGTATCTTGATGGTAATGATATTGATAGAATTGCATCTAACTTAAGAGATACATTGACTTGGGATGTATTGTATAGTATGGTTGATGTAGCAATATTAGAATATTTGGACATAAATGAAACTCATTATGGTGAGACTGCTGGTAATGAACCTGCTGCCACCTATGAGAAAAACAGACAACAGTTTAAGATTGTTAAATTAGAATCACCCTCATGGACAATAGATGTGCCAGTGAGGAAAAAGAAATGAGAGATGAATTTTTGTGGGTTGAAAAATATAGACCCAAAACAATTGAAGATTGTATTTTACCAGAACAAATTAAGAAGACCTTTCTTGATTTCCTAGATAAAGGAGAAGTGCCTAATCTTTTACTTGCAGGACCAGCAGGATGTGGCAAGACTACAGTAGCAAAGGCACTATGCAATCAATTGGGGGTTGATGTCTATGTCATTAATGGGTCGGATGAAGGAAGGTTTCTTGACACTGTTAGGAATAACGCCAAGAACTTCGCGTCTACAGTCTCTCTTAGCAGCGAGTCAAAGCATAAAGTCATCATCATCGATGAAGCAGACAATACCACTCCCGACGTACAACTCCTTCTTAGAGCGAGTATTGAGGAGTTCTCCAACAACTGCAGATTCATTTTCACGTGTAATTACAAGAATAAAATCATTGAGCCCCTCCACTCGAGATGCGCTGTGGTTGAGTTTGGTATTAAAGGTAAAGCAAAACAAGAAATTGCAGCAGCATTCTTTGGAAGATTAGTAACTATTCTGGAACAAGAAAGAATAGAAGCAGATAAGAAAGTCTTAGCACAACTTATAAACAATCATTTCCCTGATTGGAGAAGAGTTCTTAATGAGTGTCAGAGATACTCTGTTAGTGGTAAGATAGATAGTGGTATTCTAGCAACCTTTACTGATGTCGCGGTTAATGACCTTATTCAAAACCTTAAAGAAAAAAACTTTACTGAAGTACGTAAGTGGGTCGTTGATAATTTGGACAACGATACTGGTGTATTACTTAGGCGTATCTACGATACTCTTTACACAGCCTTGGTCTCTGGTAGTATACCTGCTGCTGTTCTTATTATTGCTAAGTATCAGTACCAAATTGCGTTCGTAGCAGATCAGGAAATAAATATGCTTGCATGTCTCACTGAAATAATGGTGGAGTGTGAATTTAAATGAAGAAAGGATTAAAGACTCCTTTAAGGTATCCAGGTGGCAAGTCAAGAGCAGTCACTAAGATGGGTCAATACTTTCCTAACCTTAGAGATTATACTGAGTATAGAGAACCATTCTTAGGTGGTGGTAGTGTGGCAATATATGTTAGTCAGATGTATCCACATCTTAAGATTACAGTCAATGATTTGTATGAACCATTAATGAACTTCTGGTTTAATCTTCAGATGTTTGGTGATGATTTATATACTGAATTAAAGAATCTTAAAATCACTTATTGTAATCAAGACTCTGCAAGATGTTTATTCTCAGAAATGAAGGATATTGTTAATGATAAAACTAAGACTGATATTGAAAGAGCAGTTGCTTTCTATGTTGTAAATAAGTGTAGTTTCTCTGGTCTTACAGAGTCATCCTCTTTCTCAGCACAAGCAAGTGATTCTAACTTTTCTATGAGGGGTATAGAAAAGTTACCTGAGTATTCTGAGATCATCTCACATTGGCACATTAATCAGTACTCATATGAGTATTGTTTTAGGACAGATGTTCATGATGGATTGTTTATGTACTTAGATCCTCCTTATGATATTAAGGATAATCTTTATGGACATAAGGGATCAATGCATAAGAAGTTTGACCATGATAAATTTGCTGAAGATTGTTCTAACAATTCAATACATCAGATGGTTAGTTATAATTCTGACCAGCTCGTTAAGGATAGATTTAAAGATTGGAGTGCTTCTGAGTTTGATCTTACTTACACTATGCGTTCTGTTGGGGACTACATGAGAGAGCA